GAGGATCTAATGTGGAGAATCTGTAGACTCACTCCAGAGATCCCGCTGGGGCGACGCATGTCGTCTAAGCAGGATGCCAAAAGAGTGTATTGGTCGAACGAGTTCGGGTGGACGTGGGTGGAGTCGGCTGACGTCTTTACGGACGACGAGAGGAATACCCTGAATCTGCCGATGGGCGGAACCTGGGAGCGGGCGGATGTCTAAGTCGTTTTTGTTGGGATTTTCGTTGGTGGCGGTACTCGGGAGCCTGACGTTCGCCGTGACGAAGGTAGGGATGTGGTTATTTCGTGACCATCCACAGGAAACGCTGTTTGGGATAGCGTTTGGGGCGGTGCTGGTGGTCTCACTGCTGTGGAATATGTCTCGGAGATAAGCATGAAGCGACACCGTATGATCGCACCCCGTCTCGCGGATGGCCGCTGTCGGGTGCCCTTCGGACATGGGTTGCCAGAGGAGATCAAAGAGGGTCTGCGCAAGATCGCTCGTCTGGAGAACAAGTCCATGTCGTGGGTGATGGAGCAGGTCATCGTGGAGTTCTTCCACATGAAGAGTCCTGAATACGTGCCGTCAGCCAAGAAAGCCTTGGTGAAGCAGCGATTCAAGATTTACGCGGGCGGCAGATCTCGCTGAATCGTTTGTCAAAGGAGGCCAGAAGTGATTCTGGCCTTTTTTCTGTACGCCAGCCAGACAAAGCCGTTGCAATCAGTTGCAGGAGGTCGTAGACTGAACGGCATCCGAACTCCAAGACCGTGTTTTGTTCAGAGGGCGTATGCTGAAATTGATTGAAGGGGTGAAGGCTGCCGACCGTCCAGAGTCAAAGATCACGTTCATTCAGAAGGTGATCAAGAACGAGACCTGGATGGTGATGGCGCACAGCGCCGTCGAACTCGAAGACGAGTGGTCCAGCCTGTACTGGACGTCAGGGCAGCAGAGCAACCTGTTCTTGATGCCGCCTTTCGAGCCCAACGTCCTCTTGAATCTGGTGCAGACGAACAACATTCTGAACCAGTGCATTGAGGCGATGGAAGTCAACATCGATGGCACCGGGCATGAGTTCGTGCCGGTGGAAGAAGGCAAAGACATCGATGAAGAAGAATTGAAGATTGCCACCGGCTTCTTTGAAGAGCCCTACCCGAACCTGTCGATGGTGTCCATTCGTCGCAAGCTCCGTCGCCAGATGGAGTCGGTGGGGTATGGCTGGTTGGAAGTGCTCAGGAATATGGCGGGCGATGTGGTCGGCCTGCGAAATGTGGAGACGTCGCACATCCGGATGGTGAAGCTCGACGCGCCGATCCAGGTCAAGAAGACCGTTGAGCGCAACGGAAAAGATGTCGAGCTGCAGATGTGGGAACGTGAACGACGGTTCGCGCAGAGTGTGGCCCTCAAGCAGCAGGTGTACTACCGAGAATTCGGCACCACCCGAGACATTGACCGAGATACGGGAGAGTGGGAAGGCACGTTGGTACAAGTGCCGCCGATCAAGCTGGGCTCGGAACTGTTGATGCTGGGGATCAATCCCGACGTGACCACGCCGTATTTCCTGCCACGGTGGATCAACCAGTTGCCCTCGGTCGTCGGCTCCCGAGCGGCTGAAGAACAGAACCTCCAGTTCCTGGATGCCGGTGGGCTTCCGCCAGCCATCGTGTTCATCCAGGGTGGCACGTTGATCAAGGATACGTCCGACCAGCTGCGGATGTATCTGTCCGGTCTGAACAAGAACAAGAATCGCGCAGTTGTGGTCGAAGTCCAGTCGAGCAGCGGTTCGCTGGATGCGGCAGGCAAAGTAGACGTGAAAGTTGAGCGGTTCGGCTCGGCCCAGTCGCAGGATGCGATGTTCACGAACTATGACGAGGCGACGAAGGAGCATGTCCGTATCGGCTTCCGCCTGCCGCCTCTGTTTCTGGGGTATGCCGCTGACTACAACTTTGCCACGGCCCAGACCAGCTACATGGTGGCCGAGGCGCAGGTCTTCGCGCCGGAGCGGGGTGAGTTTGATGAGATGATCAACAAGACGATCATCAAGGAGCTTGGCCTCAAGACGCTGAAGTTCAAGTCCAAGCCCATTACGCTGAAAGATGTCGAGACGCAGTTGAAGGCGCTTGGTCTGGCCGCTCCGATTGCTACGCGTGAGAGCTTCCTGAAGGAACTGAACACGGCCTCCAGCATGAACTTGGAAATGGCCGAAGTCCCGGCGCAGGGTGTGGGTCCGGACAACGTGCCGTTGACGAACACGCCGACGACGGACGAGATGGATTCCGGGAAGCTGCCAGCATCCATCCAGACCGTGGAGCCTGGAATGAAGCCGGAGCCGAAGGAGCCCAAGCCGGAGCCGGAGAAGGAAGAGACACACGTCGTCCTGAAGCCGGGTGATGAGATGCATCCGATGCCGAAGAAGGGTCAGACGATCAAGGTGCCACCAAAGAAGGAGAAGAAGGCAGCGTCAGATCTGCTGACGCTGGTGCAGGACTACGCCATTCTCCAGGGGCTGATGCCGCATCTGGTGCGTAAGCAGGAGCTGACCATCGACCGAGCCCATGCGGTGAACGCGGAGATCGAGACCATGACGCCAGACGACGCGGCAGCGTTCAACACGTTGCTGGCGATGCTGGTGTTCGGGTCTGACGATGCTGATTTGTCGTCTGTAATCGCTGCCAATCGCTGATTTCTTGACAAATCAGTAGAATTAGGGTATAGTTAACCATGGGTAAAACCCTGGACCCACGGACGTATGTGCTCCTTGAACGAGCCTTCGTCCGTCGTCTGCAGCGGTCGTGGGCGAAGCAGTCAGCCCCGACCTACGCCGCCATTGCGAAAGCCTGTGCGGACCATGAGTGGGACCGAGCCCGGCAGCTGGTGTCTGATTTGGACATGGCGGAGGTCGGCACCGAGAACCGGGAGTGGATCCAGTACATGCTCCTGTCGTGTGCGGTGTTCGGGGCAGGCACGGTTGCCAAGAACAAGCCCAGTTTCGTGGGTGTTGGCACGTTCGATACGCTGCTGAAGCAGGTGACCAATACGTTTCTGCAGTATCTGGAGTTCGGGGCGACCCAGCAGGTGCAGAAGGCTGCGCTGCAATCAATTGCAGAGGACGAGGCGAAGACCAAGGCCCGTCTAGTCGAGAAGCGAGAGCACAAGTTCGGGAACACGCAGATCGAGATTGACCCACGTAGTTCGGCAGCGGCCAGTCTGGATGCGGCACGGGACACCATCAGTGACAAGGATCTGATGGCAGATGGTAAGGACGTGGAGGGGAACCACGTCACCGTGCGGTATGGGCTGCTGAACAGTGATGTGGACGACCTTCGGACGTTCATCGGGCAGCAAGAGCCGTTCGAAGCGCAAGTGGTCGGCGTGGAGTTGTTCCCGGCGTCGGAGTATAGCGAGGGAGCCGTTCCAGTCGTCGCCAGGATTGCGAGTCCGGAGTTACGCGCCATCGAGCAGGAAATCGAGAAGCACGCGGAGTTCAAGGAGAAGTCGTTTCAGGACTACAAGCCGCACTGCACGCTGGCGTATTGCCAGCCAGAAGCTGCCGAGAAATACGCTGACCTGTATGTGGACGGGTCGTTTGTGGTCCGCGAAATCACCATCAGCCACCAGTCGGGCGTCAAGGAGACCATTCCGTTCGGTCTGGTGCAGAAGCGGTGGGACGAGGCAAAGCACCCGCGTGATGCTGGTGGTGAACACGGCGGAGAGTTCACGACCCGGGCGGGGATGCACGAGGCGACTCGGAGGGATGCCGAGCGGTTGAAGGCGCTGAAGGTGCCTCCCGCTTGGACGCAGGTTCAGATAGCGGATAGTCTTCACGCCGCGCTGCAGGCGGTGGGGCTGGACTCCAAAGGGCGCACGCAGTATCGGTATAGTGCGAAGCACACGGCCACTGCAGCGGTTGAGAAATTTGCCCGGCTGAAGGAGTTCGTGAAAGCCTTGCCCAGTCTGCGAGCAGCCTTCACGAAGGATTTGGAGTTGTCAGACCCAGCAGTGAAGGAAGCCGCGTCGGTGCTGTATCTGATCGACAAGACCGGGTTCCGTATCGGGTCGAAGGAAGACACCAAGGCGGATGTCCAGGCATATGGTGCCTCCACGCTGCTCGACAAGCACGCAACGGTGGATGGGAACGAAGTGACGTTCAAGTTCATCGCCAAGAAGGGTGTGGAAGTCGAGAAGGTGGTGAAGGATGCCAAGCTGGCGGCGATGATCAAAGCTCGGAAGCGAAAGGTCAAAGCCGACGAGCCCCTGTTCAACACGTCAGACTCCGCTGTGCGTCGGTATATGGGGACGAAGGTGAGTGGCTTTAGTCCCAAGGATTTCCGAACGCACCAGGGCACAGCCATCGCCCTGAAGGAAGTGAAGTCCAGACCGCTGGCGACGAACGAGAAGGAGTTCAAGCAGGCCCAGAAAGAGGTAGCCACCATCGTGGCGGCCCATCTGGGGAATACGTGGACAGTGAGTCTGAAGGAATACATCGATCCCGCCGTCTGGGGTCGTCTCAGAAAGAAGTGATGTTGTGGTGAATGGTTACTCGTCCGATGATCTCGACGCCGAGATGGCTGAATTCGTAGAGACTACGTCCTACGACGAAGAGGCTCGCCCCTGGCGCGATGTCCCCGAGACGGGTGAGGACTCCGATGATGCCGTGCTGGTGGAGAAAAAGGACAAGGGCAATCCGTATCACGACGAAGAAGGCTATTTCACCAGCAAGGATAAGGCGGTCGAACCGGATGACGAGTATCTGCACACGTCAGGAGATGCCCTGCATGCGCTGCTCCACGGGGAGAAGGCCAGCATTCACCCGAATGATGTGCGGAAGTTCTTGAAGAAGACCGCCAAGCAGTTCGAAGACCCGAACCTGCTGAACCTGAACGTCCACGGTCTGCCGATCTTCAGCAGCAAGACGCTTGGCATCAAGCGCGCAGACATGCCGCAGATCCCGAGGGAGCACCGACAGCCCTTCCTGGACGAGATCTACCGGGCTGGCATAGGGGTGGTGAAGGATGAAGTCAGTGCCTTCGAGATGTATCCGACCCAGAACGAGATTTCAGGCCGGAACGTGGCGCTGAAGCTGCAGAAGTATGAGCGGGGCGGCAAGGAGTTCCCGCGCATCCTGATCTCGAAGGAAGGTCGCATCCTGGACGGCCACCACCACTGGGCGATGATGGCAGCGTTCACGCTCGACCATCCGCAAGCCAAAGTCCCGGTGTATCGCCTGAACATCAGCGTCAAGAAGGCGTTGGCGTTGATGCATGCCTACGACAAGAAGCACGGTATCGAGCGGGCGTCTATCTCCGGTACCGCCATCGCCCAGAAGTCGAATCCGTATCACGACGCAGAGGGCAGGTTCACGAATAAGGGCAGTGCCACGCAGATACTCGGCCAGTTGCAGAAGGAACACGGAAAGATCATGCCGTCGATGGCGGTGTTCCTGAATGTGGATGATCAGGCGGAAGTGTTGGCGGTGACTAACTGGGAGAAGTGGAAGTCCACGCCTCGGGAGGTCGCCACCAAGGATCTGATCGCTGTCCAGCCAGACCTGGATGCTCCTGGCATCCAGCACTATCTGGGTGGCATAGGCCGGGAGAAGGGCTTGCCCAGCGTGGTGGAGTTCGCAGGCAAGCTGTACCTGATGGACGGTCATCACCGAGTCGCTTCGCAGATGCTGGAGGGGAAGAAGACCATCAGCGTCGATGTCCACGTCCAGCCCGATCCACTGAAGGGTGAAGTTCCAGGTAAGCATACACCAGAGGGTCAGCAGAAGTTGATGGCGTACCTGGAGCAGATGACCGGCTCCAAGTTCCTGCCACACGGCTCGGTGGGGAAAGGTGCCACGTCTACGAATGACTTCGACATCATCCAGAAGCCGCTGTCAGCAGCTGATGAAGAGAAGCTGCTGGCCGAGTCCCATGCCGCCGAGCAGAAGATCTGGGATCAGGTGGAAGCAGGTACGTTGACCAAGCACGCCGCGATGGAGCAGATGTATGGAGACTCTCCAGACCCGATCACGGAGGCCATGCAGCAGATCGGCTTCGACCACGAGCCCGGTGTCGAGTTCGACATGTCGCCTACAGGTGTCTCAGGAGACCCTGAAGTTGCGGTGATGCGGTTCCACAACCCAAAGACGCAGCACCGGGTGGAGGTGTGGATTCCGTTGCTGACGCAGAAAGCTGACAAGTCAGGCAGATATGTCACGCCCTTCGTGTCGTTCGACAATCAGGGCAATGCCCAGTTGCAATTGATTGCCAGTCTGAATGCTAGTAGGTTGGCCACGTGGGGCTTCACGGCTGAAGCAGAAGTCAGAGGCATAGCCCGGTATCGTCTGACAGCGGTGATTGACGGTCGCACGAGTGAGTTCTGTCGCATTGTAGACGGCAAGATCTTCAACGTCCCAGACGCTCGGAAGAAGGTCATCGAATGTATGGATGTCCAGGATCCGAATGACCTGAAGACTGTTCAGCCGTGGCCCAAGCAGACGAAGGCATCCTTGGCCGAGTATGAGAAGATGAGTCCGTCACAGTTGACGGAGCAGGGGCTGCACATTCCGCCCTACCATCCGCTGTGTCGCACGTTGCTGAAGGCGGTGACGTCGAGTGCCGGTGAGTTGACCGAGCCTACACCCACCATCCCTGCCCCAGCCCAAGCCTTCCAGGCGGTCACCCAAGCCGACCTGAAGGAACTAGGAGTCAACGCGACCCCGGAGCAGGTAGACCAGTGGAATGCCCAGATCGGGATGAGTCCCGTGGAGTTGATCTCCAAG